GATACATATAGTGAGTATAGTGTATACTAATATAGCCAATAGCGAGGACATCCGTTGCTTCGCACTAACTACTTTATCTAACTTGGATTAAGTAAGGGCCTGTGCTCTTGCTTGGTGTTTATTTAATGGATTGGGGGTGATTTCTTGTCGGCAATGAGAGTAGAGTGCCCGATGGAGACTAGAATAGAGGATTACAGGAGCTTGGTGATGACTTTAACAGAGATGGTTGAGAACTTATGCTTGAAGTTGGAAACAATGAATTTACTAATAGAAGAGAGTAATGAAAGATTGTCGTTACTAGAAAAACGGATCAAGAAGGAGAGCGATGATGAAGCAGTGGAGAATAAACGCACTGGTAGACGGTAAAGAAGAGACAGTGATGGTGCGAAGGCACTACAAGGATGGTATCCCGCTAACTAACCAGGAAGCTCTACGTGAGTATGTACTCCCGCACGTCAAGAGGAGTAGAGCTAAAATAGAGATCATTAGTGTGGAGGAATTGAGTGTCTAACTTAAGTACTAAACAGGTCTTATATACGGAATATGTGGCAGGCGGGATGCCAGAAGCAGAAGCCGCTGTAAGAGCTGGTTACAGTGAGACAGCGATCAAACAGCTAGTATACAGGTTCAGAAGAGATGACAGGATACAGAAGAGGATAGCAAAGCTCAAAGAGGGCGGTATCAGGAGCAAGATAAAGACGCCCGAGGAGTTAAAAGAATTCTGGTCTACTAACATAGACGATCCAGGCATCAGTATGGTTACTAGGACAGAGCAGAGCAAGTTACTAGCAAGAGCATTAAATATGTTTGTAGATAACAAGAAGATTGAAGCAGATGTTAACCATAAAGCCGTGATGGTGATGCCGGAAGTTAGAAGCAACGAAGACTGGGACAGATTCTGGGAGGAAAAGAACGATGCCTAATCCATATCCAGGTATAATAGCAGCAAGTAAAGCCGGTTGGGCTAAAAGTAGAGGCACTTGGTTTAGATTGATAGCAGAAGCACTAGAAAGAAGAGGTATTACTGCCCATACCGTTTATATAGAGCGTGTGCTAAAGAAGACATTTACAAATAACTCAATAGAGGGTGGTAATATAGGTTGGTCTACTATTGACAGCTATGTAGGCTACCTACAGGCTTCAGATGAGCTAGGTACCCCAATCAAGAGTCACGCCATCAAGTTCCACAGAGATCGACTGAACTGGGCACCTAGACACGGTGGTATTAAAAAAAGGCTGCGTCCGGAGAACGTATGGGGTGGTGACAGGGAGAGCTCTACTATGGGTACCAGGATCATCAGGAGCAGATGGTAGATATCCTTTGGATGCCACAACCAGGTAGTCAAACCGCATTCATCACCTGCCCCTATTGGGAGGTGCTATACGAAGGTACACGCGGCCCTGGTAAGACAGATGCTTTGATAATGGACTTTGTACAACACGTAGACAAAGGGTACGGAGCAGCGTTTCGTGGTATCATATTTAGAGAGAGTTACCCGCAACTAGGTGATGTTATTAGTAGGACTAAACAGTACTATAACAAGCTGTTCTCTGAAGCAAGGTTTAATGCTACTCAAACTAAATGGATATTCCCCGGCGGGGAAGAATTATTGTTTAGACAGATGAGGAACCCAGACGACTACTGGAACTATCACGGACACGAGTACCCCTGGATAGGCTGGGAAGAGTTAACTAACTGGCCCACAAGAGAGTGCTACGATAGTATGAAGGCCTGTAACAGATGTAGTAAAGAAGGTGTGCCGATAAGATATAGATCTACTTGTAACCCTTGGGGAGTAGGACATAGTTGGGTAAAACAGTATTTTATAGACCCAGCTCCCCCTATGACCAAGATAATGAACGACGAGGGGCAGGTAAGGATTAGAATACACGGTAACATATATGAGAATAAGATATTGTGTAAGGCTAATCCAGATTATGTCAAGAACCTGGAGAGTATAGCGGATCCACAGAAGAGGAAAGCGTGGTTAGAGGGAAGTTGGGACATAGCAGCGGGTGGGTTCTTTGAAGGTATCTGGGATCCAAGTAGACATATACTGACTCCATTTAAGATACCTAGTACTTGGAGTTATGTAGTAGGCTTCGACTGGGGCTCGCAGAGACCGTCTTCATTGGGCATATGGGCTAAAAGCAATGGTGATGTATTACCCGACGGTAGATCGTTCCCCAGAGGGTCTCTGATAAGGGTTAAAGAGTGGTATACAGTAGAACGGGATGTAAGAGGTCAGGCTATACCTGATAAAGGACAACGCTTGGAGAACAAGGACATCGCTCTTGGTATAGCAAAGATGGTAGAGGACATAAAAGTAGTACAGTTTATAGCTGATCCAGCTATCTTTAAGAGGCAGTCTGGTGATAGTATAGCTGATCAGTTCAACAAAGTATATAAGATCCCTTTTAGGCCGGCCGATAACGAACGTATACCAGGCTGGCAGAGGGTGATCAGTATGATGTCTGAATCAGCAAAAGATGTACCAGAATATCCAGGATTGTGGGTCTTTGACACTTGTAGAGAGTGGATAAGGACTGTACCAATCCTGATGAGAGATGAAAGAGAGGTCGAAGACATCGACACAAACAGTGAAGATCACATCGCAGATGAGACCAGATATGTGTGCCAGACCGTCAGACCTCCGTTAAAAGTAAAGCCACTTCTTATTTAGGGAGGAAGATATGATAGTAAATAGTGAGGGAACAGTCCATTCTACATCAGATGCTTATGACAGGATGGCAGAGCGGTGGGAGCTCCCTGTTACTTTGATGGGAGGAGAGATCGCTATGAAAGCAGCAGATCGCAGATACCTCCCACAAGAGCCTATGGAGACTGACGAGCAGTATCTTAACAGAAAGGCTAGAACTACTCTAGAGCCCTGGTACGAGTGGGCTGTCAACAATCACACAGGTAGGGTGTTCAACAAGACCATCAAGTTGAGTGATGATACTCCAGATCAGGTAGTAAGCATAAACAAGAACCTAGATCTTATGGGTAGCAATCTAAATAGTTATTACAGACAGGTGTTTATAGATGCTTTGATAAAGGGCATTAGTTATACTTATGTAGATTACCCCAGAAGTGAGGAAGAGATGACTTTGGCAGAGGAGATGGATTTGGATTTAAGGCCATATACTATACATCTCAAGGCCGAACAGGTGATCAAAGCAGTTTCTTCTCACGTAAACGGTAGAATAGTATTAAGTCGTGTTCATATTAGAGAGAATATAGAAGTACCAGATGGTAGATGGAATACTAAAAGAATATCTCAAGTTAGAGTAGTTTATCCTGGCTATTGGGAATTGTATCGACCCACTGATAAAGATCAGTCCTGGGCAATAGTAGATGAAGGCGAGACTTCACTTGATTACATACCGCTATTCCCACTGTACTGTCAGAAAGTAGCTTTCTTTGAAGGTAAGAGTTATCTACAAAACCTGGCTAATCTAAACAGAGCTCATTGGCAGTCATTATCAGACCAGATGAACATCACGCACGTTGCTAGAGTACCTATACTATACGGTACAGGATTTGATAGTGAAGAGCAGCTTACGGTGGGAAGTAATACTGCTATTCTGGGCCCGCCGGGATCAGAATTGATGTATGTAGAGCATACTGGGGCCGCTATAGAAAGCGGTAGGAAGGAGCTAGAAGGACTAGCAGAGCGTATGTTGATGGAGAGCCTGGAAGCACTGTCAGAACAAAACTACACTGCTACAGGAAGAGCACTTGACATATCTGATAACAATGCTTCACTACAAGATTTAGCACTACGATTACAGGATCATATCACTAAAGTAAACAACTGTATCTGCGACTGGTTAGGTGTTAAGAGAGAAGGTACCGCCATCGTAGATACTGACTTCGGCTTACATCTAAAAGATGGTTCTGTATCAAATATACTACTCAAGATGCGTCAAAACGGCAGCCTGTCACTACAAGCATTTCAGAAGGAAATGAAACGTTACAGCATCCTGTCAGTTGACCATAACATTGAGGAAGACATCAAGATACTAGAAAAAGAGATCACTGATAAACGTAACTATACTAATGAGTTAGGCAAGCAAGTAGTCGGAGATGATGAGGAAGATGATCTTGATACAGGTAAGCCGAGAGTTGAGTAATATAAAATAAGAGCGAGATGCTCGATAATAACGGGAGGTTATTATGCCATTAGATGAAACAGTAGAGAGTTTAGAGGGTGTAGATGAGAGGTACCACGGATTATACGAACAAGGTGAGGACGGGAAGTTCTCATTGACAGATGTAAGTAGTTTGAAGTCAGCACTCCAACAAGAGAGAAAGATTAGAAAACAGTTAGAGAAGAAAAGTAAAGCTGATCTGGACAACATTCCAGATGTAGCAGAGATGACTGTTAAGCTGGAGGAAGCACAAAAAACCATCAAGGATATGAAAGTTGGTTCCTATATGAAAGATGCGGCTTTAGCGGCCGGAGTTCATCCAGAGTATGTAGATGATGTGATCAACTTGACAAAGGGGAGCTTTGGGTTATCTGATGATGGTAAAGTGGTTCACTTGGATGCTGACGGAGAACCCAGTGGTTTAGATGCTGAAAAGTTCTTTAACAGTAAGTTCAAGCAGACTAAGCCTATCTACTATGTCAACAGTGGACGTAAAGGTACAGGTGCTCATCAAACATTCGACGGCCAGCCAAGTGCTCAAGGCCGTATTCAAAAAGCAATAGAAGCAAAAGATACTAGAGCTTTTATTAACGAAACGATGAGTAAAGTAAAGAAAATTTAATCAAGGAGACAAATAAAATGTCAACAACTAGTGATCTATTCCCGCAGTATGCCGGGACATTGTATATGTTCGGAACCCCAAGTATGCCCTTTTTATCTGCTTTGGGTTTAGGT